TTGTTGTTGCTGTTGCGGTATTGGTAATACAGCATTTACAACATATGTACTTAATAATGGTACATCATCATTGGTAGGTTGTGCTCCGGGCGGCGAAGGCGGATGTAGCCAGATGACCAGAGGAAGTCATTGTAGAGGATATACCTGTTGCTGGAGCCAACAATCATCTGAAGGCAGCGGCGATATAACGTTCACTGGAATGGGCGGACAATATTTTTCTAACCGATTCTGTAACCAATATCAGTTCGAAATGGTAGCCGGAGGATTAAATTCTACAAAGCAAACAGGCGACTTTTGTGTTCATGACCCCGGCCGGTCAGGAAACGAAGCAATGTGTCAAGCATTTAGTTCATGGCCTGCTGGCGCCGGAGCAGCAGCAAGAGTTTGCGGAGGCGGCTATTGTTTTGGTCAAGCAGGCGCCGGTGGTCTAGTCATACTAACATTTAGTTAAGAGGAATAAAATATGCCAAGCGAAGTAATAAATACAACCATAGAGTTTACATACAACGTACCAAACGTTATATACTCTTTGGATGATTCCGAAAGGAAAACAGGAACAGCAAAATATACAGGTCCTGATAGAATATGGGTTTTTGTAGACGAAAAAACAGGTGCTTTCTCAAGAGTAACTCCGCCACTTACAGCAAGAGAAGATGGTGCAGATGTTCCAACACCGGTAGGACATAAAAAAGTAGAAGTTGTAGCTGAAGATAATCCTTTTATTATTTCATTAATTTTAGGAAGTAATGTAGAAACACTAAATCAAACTACTATTACAGAAAATTTACCAAACGGTTCTACAGTAGAATATAATGAAATACCTACAATAGATCAAACATATAATCTAAGCGAATTAATTTACAATTTAGAAGATAATAAATGGATTGTTCCAGATTACCAAACTTCGTCTATAACTTGGGACGATGTTATAAATGCAAGAAATGGTGCTCTTACTGCAAGTGATGGAAAGATTGCACCAGATCAGCCAGATAGTGTTAAACAACCTTGGATTGAATATAGACAAGCCTTAAGAGATTTACCTGCAACATTTGGTAAAGGTACCCAAAACGAAATAGATGCATGGAAAGTTAGATTTCCAACACCACCAGGAGATGCTTAATGGCCGGACTAAGAACATTATTAGAGATAGGTGGCGAAGTAAATAAAAGTATAAATTTTGATACGCTGTATGTTTTTAATTCAAACAAAACTACTGCTTCAAATGGTGGTGCTTGTTGTTTATGGACAGTTCCAGCAGGAGTATCATGGTTTGCTGTTGAAATGTGGGGCGGCGGCGGCGGCGGCGGCGAGGCCTGTTGTTGTCGCGCTGGATGGGGCGGCGGCGGCGGAAGCTACGCTCGTAAATTTATTACAGGATTAAGTGGCGACGGTGGTGAAGAATATACTATTTGTGCAGCAGGTTCTACAGGTTGTAGCCGAAGCACTACAGGATGTTCGTCGTTTCCTAGCTTTGTAAGCATAAATGGAGGTGCAGTACAAATTTGTGCAGCAGGCGGAACAGCGGGAACTACTAGATGTGACTTTCAATTGAACTGTAGTAATTCAGGTTGCCAACATGTACAGAATAGCTTGACATCATTTTGCGGTACAATGGGCATTCCAGGAATCTACGGAGGTGCAAAAGGAAGTTCGCATTGTTCGACACAAACTTGGCAAACAATGAATCAGGCACCATTTACAATGTCTAATAATGGTTATTCTAAAGACGGGTGTTCTGGATTCTGCGGAGGATGTTGTTCAGGTGGTTACGCACGCTGGCCAGGCGGTGGCGGCCCGTCTGCTGTTTCTCATACCACAGGTCCATTCTGCGGTGGGCCCGGAGCAGGTGGTTTAGTAAACATTTACTATCCTATAGTACAAGATATTTAAAAAGGAATAAACATGCCTAATCTTAGAGATTTATTGTTCGGATACGAAGAACCTTCAGAGCTTATACCAGGTGAATTTAGTGTTTACGACACGGATATTACCACTGCTTCAAACGGTGGTGCCTGCTGTTTATGGACAGTTCCAGCAGGAGTATCTACGGCAATATTTGAAATTTGGAGTGGCGGGGGAGGCGGCGGCTGCGGCCGATGCTGTCAGCAGGGCAATGGCGCAGGAAGTGGTGGCTATGGAATTAAAGTGTGTACAGTAGCACCAGGTCAATCTATAAGAATATGTGCTGCTGGTTCTACTACTTGTAGCAATAGTTGTGCTGGATCACAGGGCAATTGCAGCTTTGTTTGTTCACTAGGCGGCGGCGGCGAATCAACTTGGGAAGCTAAAGTATGTGGGGGCATTCCGAATAGTGCTGCTAACTGCGATTATTATGCTAACTGTTATACGTGCTGTACAATGTGTTATTGTTGTGGTGGTAGATCCGTTAATACAGATTTTTCTATTCCTGGAACTGCCGGCGGCGGCCGAACGTCCAGGAGCTGCTTCGATGGAGGATTTTATTTAAGAGCAAACGCTCCATTTATACCAGGTCCGGCGATCGGACGAAATGGATGTTGTGCTCACGGAGGTTCAATCGCATTTGGCATGTGGCCCGGCGGCGGCGGAGGCACTGCGCAAGCTTTCGGCGGCGGGTGTTGTTGCGGCGGCCCTGGTGCCGGCGGATTAGTTTATGTGGTTTATTTTTAATAACTAGGAAGTGATAATGAAAAATATAAGTAAAGATTTTACATATAAATTAGCAGACGAAATGTTTGTTAATTCAGGAGAACAAAATAGAACTACAACTTTAACATACAATGGTCCTGAAAAGATTTATTTAATTATAGATGCTGATACAAATAAATTGACAGGTAGAGATATTACCTCTGAAATATATAAAACATACAACGAAAATGCAGATAACGATTACGCTATAGAAGTAGATTGTAATAAAGACACATTAGTTTGTTCAATATGGCAAAAACACGAATTTGAAGATGGTCGAATTGAAGAGCTTACTGAGGAAATTGAGTACAATGGTTATCCTTATACATACAACGAACCTTCGAAGCCCATTGAAACTTATGAGCTTACTGAGATTGAATACGATCCTTCTAGAAAAAGTTTTGTCAAACCGTTTCCTTGGAAAAAACCAGAAATGACTTGGGATATTCTTTTCGATCTTCGTAGCTCTGCAATAAATGCTAGTGATGTTATTTCTTCAGAAGATTTGCCGGAGTCTCTAGCAATTAAAGTAAAAAATTATAGACAATATCTAAGAGATTTTCCTGAAATTTATGGAGTAAGTTGGACTGTAAAAATAGAAAATGGCGGAACTAATTATAGTATAGGCGATAAAATCAGTATAAACGATCCTAGATATAAAAACAATCAACCAGTAAATGAAATACTAGTTGAAGTTACTTCTGTAGATGACTCTGGAGGAATTACAGCAGTAAATAAAATAACACATGCAAAAGCGTTTTATCATACCGAAGCAGGCAATTATTCTGACGTATTCTACACTACAAATGGATCCGGAACAGGTGCAATTATTTCTTTATCAAAAAAACAACTAGTGCCAGCTTGGAAAGTTTCTATGCAAGAACCACCTTTGGGTTAATACCAAATTTAGTTAAACAAGAATATCCTACCTATAAATATCATTAAAGCATATATTAAGTAGGATATTTTTATGTCAAGAAACACAGCATTTTTTATCAACGGCGGAGCCGGCCGAGTTATTTGTAGTATACCTGCATTAGAAAAATTTCACGAAGAAAATCCAGAAGACAATTTTATAATAGTTTGTGAAGGTGGAACAGATTTTTTTAAAAGCCATTCTATATTGCACGAAAAAGCATATGATGTATGGCATAAGAATCTTTTCGAAGATAAATTAAAAGACATGAATCTGTCAAGTCCTGAACCTTATAGAGTTTGGGAATATTACAATCAAAAATGCAGTTTATCTCAAGCATATGATATTGCAATAAACAATAAAGGCATAAGAGATCTTCAAAAGCCGACAATTAGATGCAGCAAACAAGAATATATAATTGCAAAAAAAACTATAAACGAAGTTAAAGAAAAAACAAAAAAAGATAAAGTGATTGTGTTTCAGCCTTTTGGCAGAGGCGTTATAAATGAAAACGGTATGGTAACTGACTTTAGTGGAAGAAGTTTTGAACCAGAACACGTTATTAATATTGTAAAAAAATTAAGCAAGAAATACGCTATAATTTTTATGAGTGAAATTGGTATAGAATTTAACAAACATGGTGTATCTGAACCTGTTGCAATACCTCAAGGTATTGATTTGAGAACTTGGGCAGCAATTATATCTAAAAGTGATCATTTTTTAGGCTGCGATAGTGTAGGTCAACATATTGCATATGCCTTTGATATACCTGCTACAGTTGTTTTAGGAAGTACCTTTAGAGAAAATGTTTCTTACCCAGATACAGAAATATTTAAAGTTTTAGATATGGGCGATGGTGTAAAACGTTATAGTCCTATTAGAATCACTATTGACGAGTTTACTGACAGAGTAAATGAAGGTATAATGCAAATGAACAGTGCAGTAGAAGATGCTATCATCGAACAAGTAGAAAAAACATTTAAATTTATATCTAAGAAATAAAAAAGTTAGGAAAAAATCTATGAGCGATAAATCTATATGGATAGCAGGAATTGCTAGAGGACATAATGCTGCAATTTGTTTAATGAAAGATGGCGAAATTGTTTTTGCTATAGAAGAAGAAAGATTAACAAGACAGAAATATGACGGCGGACCTCTAGCATGTATGCTTAAAATTCAAGAATATACTGATAAATTAGATTATCTTGTAGTTGCCCATACTACTTCTTTAGACGGAACTGCTGGAAAATTAGACTATAGCGGAGAAGATGTATATAGTGGTTTAGCACGCAAAATGGGATTAATTGAACCTCATTCAACAAATCAAGTAATTGATATGAGTTTATATCATCACAAAATGCATGCCGCTGCTGCATTTTATCGCAGTGGTTTTGAAAAAGCAGTTTCTGTAATTATAGACGGCGCAGGAACATTTTTTCCTATAGGTATAGAAACTCCATTCGGTCAAGAACAATTAACTATGTGGGAAACTGAAAGTATATTTACTTGTAATTATCCTGATCAGATTATTACAAAACACAAAACACTAGGAACACGAGATATGTTTGTTGGAATTCATCAACAAGAACATATAGCAGAATCTTGGGAACCAGCAGGCTCCTTTGAAGTAAGTTTTAGCGATAGAGCAGGTATTGTAAAAGCATACGAAGCAGTAACTGAATATTGTGGTTGGGTCAGTATCGAAGCAGGAAAAACCATGGGCCTAAGTCCGTACGGTAAAGAAAATAATAGTTTTCCTTCGTTAATGGACGAGACAGACCTGCCCAATCCTTTAACTAATAGAAATATTATTCTTCCTAGGTATCCAAATGGTGCAGTTATAAATAGTGCTTTTTATAAATTTTTAAATGACAATACTGCAGAAGATTTAACAACATTAGAAAATCGTAGAGATCTAGCATATGCTGTACAAAAAGAAACTCAACAAGCAGCAGCAGATTATATTAGATATGCAGTTGAAAAAACAGGGATTAAAAATGTTGTAGTCAGCGGTGGATACGGGCTAAACTGTGTAGCTAATTATTTTTATCTTAAAGAATTAGACGATTTAGATATTAATTTATATGTTGAACCTGTATCTAACGATGCTGGAACTGCTATAGGTTGTGCCTTAGTTTGGCATTATCATAAAACAGGAGATACTTCAGTTAGAACCCAGCAAGACGCTGTTTATCTAGGACCTAAATACGATTATACAGAAGAAAATATAACAGAATTAAGCAACAAATACAACGCAATTGTTGAAGACGCTACAAATGAAACTGTTATTGATTTAATTACATCAAAAAATATTGTTTCGTTATTTCAAGGACGTTCAGAAAATGGCCCAAGAGCATTAGGCAACAGAAGCTTGATTTTTGATCCTACTTTCAAAGATGGCAAAGATTTTGTTAACGAAATTAAGCGTAGAGAATATTTTCGTCCATTTGCAGGATCGATCCTAGAAGAAGATGTCCATGAATGGTTTGATTTAAGAGGCATGGACAGCTCGCCTACAATGATGTATGCTGTAAATTGTCAACCTGGAGTAGAGGAAAAAATTCCAAGTATTATTCATGTAGATGGAACTTGTCGTATACAGACTGTAAATAAAGAACAAAATCCACATTATTATGATCTGATCAAAACATTTAAAGATCGTACCGGTGTTCCTATTGTTTTTAATACCAGTTTTAATTTAGGTGGAGAACCTCTTGTAGAAACACTAGAAGATGCACTCTGGACATTACAACAAAGTGACATTGAATATCTATACTTGCCTGAATTTGGTAAATTAATAACAGTTAAAAATTAATAAATATATCAAATAGGAACCAATATGATAAATCTATTAAACTATATACAACAGGGTTTAAAAAATACCTTGCTTATGAAAAACACAACAGGTTTTAGTCATAATGGTCCTTGGATACAGGTTTTTGAAAATACAGTTTTAGATAGATTTTATGTAGGCGATTTTAGTTCAGTTGAGTATACAATTTCTGTTGATCTAGACAATGATAACAAAGAAATTCTAAAAGTTTTAGTAACTGCTACGCTCGACAATGCATCAATAGTAATCTATGCAAGAAATAATACCGAAAGAAATTTAGTTACAGTTGATGCTACAGTTAATAACAGCTATGTTGATGTAATGATATCACCAGTGCCTCCAGGAGATAGCACGATTATTGGTAATCCTAAAGCAATCTTTACAGCACAATATTTTCACAATCAAAATCCTCATTATGTATAATAAATACTGTATAGGAGATTGACATGGTTGTAAATAAGTCGCCCTTTGAATCAGAGTATGGATTTAAAGGTCCTGGATTTACTGTTGACGACGAAGGTAACATAATAGCAAGAAGCATTACCTTATCTATCACAGAAGAAGAAACAGCAGAAACTCCTGCTGATTTTGTCGTAACTGAAGAAAATTTAAATTTTGTTTTTTCTAGCTTCGATGATAATAATCCAACTATAACATTATCTAGAGGCAGAACCTATATCTTTGATTTAGAATTAGAAACTTTAAATTTTACAATTTTTCAAAATCAGATTAGTGGTGAATTAGTAAACACTGGATTAAACCATTCGGATGGCTCAATCGGTGTAAATGCACAGTCGAAAGGAACAGGTAGATTAGTGTTTACTGTACCTACAAGCTTACCTGATTCGATATTTTATGGTTCAACAGACCAAATTAATAGAGATCGTTATCTAATAAATGTGATAGATCCTGACGGAAGTTTTGATACAGTTACTATAAACAGCAATAACGAAACTACTAATAAAGATACCGGAGCATTGATTGTTGCAGGCGGCGCTGCTGTACAAGGTAATTTATTTGTAAACAATGATTTGTATGTAAATGATATTATATCAGACACAAATTTAAAATTTGATGTTGTTGACGATATTGTTTTTTTAGCAAATGACAGTTCGATAATAGGTAAAATAAATAGTTCAGGAAGCACTGTTCCAATGTTAAATACAACTATAGAAAACACTGCAATAGGTAGTATTACACCAGCAGCAGCGTCGTTTACTGTTGTTTCGGCAACTAACAATCCAGTAAATGACAATGATTTAACAAATAAAAAATACGTTGATACTACAGTAACAGCATTAACAATAGCACTTGGGATGTAAAGAATGGCAAAGACACAGATAAAAAATTATGTATTTAAACCCGGTATAGGACTAAATGATAATCTATTTCCCGATGCATATGGTTTGCTCGAAAGCAATATAGAATTTGTAAAAAAAGAAGCTACACAGTGGATACAGGATCAGATTGATTCCGGTACAACAGGATTCGCAGGATATACTTATAATAATTCTAAATGTGAAAGAGATATAGGATTTAACATAGATGCATATTTAAAAGATCTAAGATATGGCGGCAATGAAAATACTCGTAACTCTATCAAGTACTATTGGGACCAAGATGTTGCACAAATAGATGGTGATAGACAACCAGAAATACAGACTTATGAATTTATTGCTACACTAATTACAAATTTTGTATTAACAAATATAGCTTATACAGCAAGCAATACAGAAGTAAATCAAACCATTGACACTGAAAAAACTGCTGAAGCTGATGCAATAACAAAAATCAATACACTTATACAAAATACAGCAGATGTGATAGAAAATGGATTAGGAAGTTTACCTGCACTGGAAGTATCGGGCGTAGGCAAAATTAAAATTCAAGGACGCTACGATCTTGAAGATATTTTATTAATTACAAATACTACAAAGAATGAAATTGTTTATAATTTTTCTAACCCTACAACAGGCGGAACTGTTGAATTTAAGACTGACAGCGTAACAGAAGACTCTGACTTTACAAAGTTTTTGCAAACAACTGATGCTATAACTATAATTACTCTTAAGTATGATACCAGTTCGCATCTACCTACTGACGAATTACAAATTTTTATAGAACAAGTAGAAAATGGTAAAAGTGTAGTTACTACTCGTCCTTATGATTTTGGAACAGATGCTATTGAACGTATGCGTGTTGCTCAACCGCTAAGTATGTTAGACGCTGACTTTGAATATGGACTTCAGCCAACTAAATGGGCAGCGATTGGTACTCTGAGAGGTTACCCTTCGGTATTTGAATTGCCAGGCACTGATACTCCGGTTTCAACAGTTGTAACTGATGCTTCGGCAGGTACAGCAGGCGTGGGTCAGTCACTTGTCACAGTTACAACAGTAGCACCGCACGGATTTTCTGCAGGTACTCCAGTTACAATCAAAGCACTTGAGGATTCAGTAGTCGGCGCCGCAAGAGCAGAAGGCAGCTTTGTAATAGTTGAAGTACCTTCTCCGACTACATTTACATATTTTGCAAAATCTAAAGTTGGTAACACAAACGGTGATGTTCTTAGTACGACATTTACTCAGCTACGACAAGCAGGATTTTATACAGGTGCAAACATTGGAAATCCAGATATAACTGTTCTGAGTCAAGGTTCGGACGGAAATCTCGAAACACAGCTAGCAGTATTATCCGGTAATGATCTTTTGCCTTATGACGGCACTGCTCCAGAAATTGGTGCTCCTTTGACAGGAGTTAATGTTCCAACAGGAACTCAGGTCACCGGTGTTATTAGTCAAAGTCAAGGCGGCGGCACATATATAACACCTGCACTAGTTGAAGACACTGCATCAAATACTAATATTATAACTGTAGAATCATCTGTAGGTATAGTAGAAAATCTAGCTGTTGATAGAGGCGACGGTTTTGCAGCATTTATATCAAGCATCAACGGTAACGACATAGAATTTGATAGAAATTTTACGCAACCTCTTACAGCAAATAAGAAAACCTACATTAATGTCAGCGGTGTAAACGATTTCTTTGAAGGTTCTGGTGCATTATTTAATATAAGTTATTCTCAAGATAGTTTGAGATCATATATCATTGATGATATTGCAAATGACGGTCTTGGATACGAAGTTGGAGATAGAATTGTAATTTCAGGCACAGATCTCGGAGGAACTACGCCCGAAAATGATTTAACTATTATTGTTAACAGTGTAGGAAGCGACAACAGCATAGGCACTGCATCGGTGCTTGAAGGTACACATACAGACGGAGATGTATCTTTAACAGGAGTAACTGCAAATTATACAGATGGCAACGGTGTAGATGCTCTTTTTGATGTTACCTATGAAGACGGAACATATCTTACTGTTGATGTTACATCACCGGATGAATCTTCTGGATATGTTGTAGGTGATAAAATTGTAATACCTGGCAGTGCAATTAATATACAAAATGGTACAGACGGAATAAATGATTTGTTTATCAGTGTTGATGCAGTCGGCACAGGCGGTTCGATTGTTTCTGTTTCATTTGCAGGACAAGCGCCGCAGTATTCTACAACCTTTAATAATGTTCCGTATACTACCTCAGGTAGCGGTCAAAATGCAATTTTTGACGTTGAACTTAACGGCGGAACATATACAACTTCAATTGTAGACGGAGGTATTGACTTTGTGCCTACAGAAACTATAACTGTGTTAGGCACAGATCTAGGTGGTACTTCGCCTGAAAATGATTTAACTATTACAGTAGATAATGTCGACGGTTTAGGATCCATTACTGATGTAAGCAGTTCTGGTATAGCAGTAAACGGAGATTCACTATCTGCACTTTCAGGAACAAATGTAATACCAACTAGTGCAACTTTTAATGTTACACTTTTAGACGGAGTGTACTCAGTATCAGCCGAAACTCCTGGTGAAAATTACAACGTAAATCAACAGCTTACAATACCAGGAACCGTCTTTGGCGGCGCTTCTCCCGAAAACGATATTATTATAACTGTAACTGCTATTGATACATTGCAAAGTGGTGTTATTAACACAATTACATTTACAGGAACAGGTTATGTGCCTGATACTAGTTATACAAGTGTACCTGGCACAAACGATACTATAGACGGCACAGATGCTACTTTTATTGTAAACAGAGATTTTACTGAATACACAGTGTTGCTAGGAGATAACTCGGGTTCAGGGTATCAAGTCGGCGATAGAATAATAATTTCAGGTGTTATTCTTGACGGAATTACTCCGTTAAATGATATTACCATAAGAGTAACAAATGTAGTTTCTGGATCTATTAACAGCTTTGTAGTAGATTATATAGAAGCAAATTCAGGATCTAACCTAGATTTAATAAGCACAGTTCAATTATCGGAAATTACAACAGATGATATAAGTGCAGGAGAAGTATATTCATTTGCTTCACTTGCTACATTAGAAATTACATTTGATACAGCACATGGTCTTGTACCAGGAGGTACATTTATTGTAACAGTAGATTCTGATAATGGCACAAACAATCACGATCTTGTAGCAGGTTCTTTTTTTGCTACTGATGTACCTACTGTAAACACGTTACGTTACCAAGCAAGAGCAACTGGTGCTATTGATACAACTACAGATTCAATAAGATCTATTGTATACCCAAGACCTGACAGCTTCTTTATACATAGACCATTTGACGGCGGTGTACAGCTAGGCACAGGCGGCCCGCAACATGGTGCACAGGCAATTCGTCAAAGTAAAAAGTATATTCGTTATCAGTCAGGTAAGGGTATAATGTATACCACTGGTGCACTGTTTGCACCTAGCTACGATTTAAGAAGCGTAACTGCTGACGGAGTAGAAGTAAATAGCTTAATTACAATAGAAACTGATGACAATGATCATGGTGTTCAAGAAGGCGGAGTTGTAAGACTACTAGGCATAGAAACACCTGGTTACAATTCAGGTCCTAAAACAGCAATACCACCCGAGTTTGATTACGAAGTAGTTAATGTGATAGACGAAAGAACTTTCCAAGTTAGATCAAAAAGACGACTTGGTGCAACAACAGCAACCCTAGGATTCAGTGCTCAGATGTCGGTAGTAAGCTGGCACGGTGCTACAGTTCGTTCGGGAATCTTTGATGATCAAAACGGAATTTTCTGGGAATTTGACGGTACTCAGATATCTGTAGTTCAGAGAACAGGTACTCAGCAGCTTGCAGGAACAATTGCCTTAACAGTGGACAACAACCTAGTAACAGGTACTAATACTAGATTTAGAGACCAATTAAAAGCAGGCGATAGAATAATTATCAAAGGCATGACTCATGTTGTGTCTCACGTAAACAGTCAATCAGAAATCACAGTAACACCAGACTGGCGCGGCGTCGTTAATATTACCGGTGCAAAGGCAAATCTAATCGTTGACAAAAAAGTTAAGCAATCAAACTTTAATTTAGATCGTCTTGACGGTACAGGACCAAGTGGATACGATATTGACATTGCAAAGATGCAGATGATTGGTATTCAGTATTCATGGTATGGTGCTGGTTTTATTGACTTTATGCTGCGTGGTGCAGATGGTAATTTTGTTTATGCTCATAGAATGCGTAACTCCAACGTTAACACAGAAGCGTTTATGCGTTCAGGTAACTTACCAGTGCGCTATGAAGTTACTAACGAAGGACCTCCAGGCAAACTTAAATCTACAATAGATGCAACACAGACTAGTATGACGCTTGAAGATACTAGCTTCTTTCCAACATCTGGAACGGTATACGTAGATAATGAGATAATTCAATTTACTGGAAAAGACGATGCTACTAATACACTAACTGGTCTCGTAAGAAGTGCTACATTTAACAACTTTCAAGCAGGTGCAACTAGAAATTATACAGCTAGTGCAGCAGAACCCCATGATGCAAGAACTGGAGTAATACTAATATCGCAAACTATTACACCACTTATCAGTCACTGGGGATCGGCATTTATAACAGACGGCTTATTTGACGAAGATCGAGGATATATTTTCTCCTATGCAGAAACCGGCATTGATATTACAACTACTAAACAAACTGCATTTCTAATTAGACTGTCCCCTAGTGTATCAAATGCACTTGTTGGCGATCTAGGCGAAAGAGAACTACTTAATCGTGCTCAGCTCTTACTGCAAGGACTTGAAATTACATCAGATGGTACAGATGGCACTGATGATATCCTTGGTGGTATTGTTGTTGAAGGTATTCTTAATCCTCAAAACTATCCACTTAACCCAAATGATATCGGATGGTCAGGACTAAGCGGGGTTGCACAAGGTGGCCAGCCTAGTTTTGCTCAGGTTGCAGCTGGTGGTTCTGTAGTATGGAGCACAGATGAGGCACCGATTGTTGAAACCATAACAGCACAATCAACAATTACAACAACTATCGATTCGGGACAATTCTCCTCAAACGGAAATGATTTTGTATATGTTAGTGCAACAGATTATAGAAATACATTTGGTAGTGATGATTTAGCGCCAGTAATCGGTAAAGTTATAACAGGTAACAGAATTAACAATAATACAACAATTACCGGAGGGTTTATTGATTCAAGTTCCAATTTTGGATATTTTTTCCTAAGTAGACGTACTCAAAACGGTAATATATCTTCAAATACTGTAGATGCATTTACAATTACAAGTGGCAGCGATTTAAGTGACAGAAACTTTGGTTTATTTACAAAGGCTAGTGTTGAATCTGCAGGAGCCACAGTGGGTACTTCTGTTACCGGTGGCTCGGTTACTTTTCCTGCTAACACACTTATAAATGATATAAATTTAAAAAGCTTTGCTGGAACAGAATATTACGAAATACAGTTTAACAACAGTTATGTTGGGACATTAGTAGCAGGAACAGGAACAGTAGAATTAACATTTATTCAGCCGCCATATGCTCTACCAGGCGAAACTATATTTTCGTTTATTGCGACTCCGGGAGAAAGATCAACACTTGATCTAAGTGAGCTAAAAGAGCTTACAAATACGCCACTAGGCGGTAGAGGAACATTTCCAAACGGACCAGATGTTCTTGCTATAAATGTTTATAAGGTTAGCGGAGCAGGTGCACCTTCTAATATTATTCTAAGATGGGGAGAAGCACAGGCTTAATTCAGTGCTTCTAACCAATCTACAAAACTAGAAAGATCGTCAAACACTGCGGTCTTTTTCCTAATATCACGATAGGTAAATTTCTTCAACTCCTTTTCAGTATCTGAGCCATAACCTGTACGCACTAAAACAGGCTTTGCTTTGATTTTACAAGCAGCTTTGAGATCTGTTATTTTATCTCCTACATAAAATCCTTTAGAAAATTTTATCTTTTTCCATGCCATTTCTTTTTCGCAACGTTTAAACATTCCTGTTGCAGGTTTTGCATAAGGATCACCTTTGTTCGAACTGGCACTGTAATAGATTGCATCAATACTAGGACATCCTGCTTCTCCTAGCAATTCCAGCAGATGGTTATGTAAAATATCAACATCCTGTTCGGTGTATAACCCTTTGTCAATACCACCTTGATTTGTTATTATTGCAATTTTATAACCTAGTTTTCTAATCCTTGCAATCGCTTCGAGACTACCAGGAATAGGCTCGAATTGTTCTGTTTTCCATGTGTAAGTTCCGCGATCTACATTTATTACACCGTCTCTATCTAAACCAATAACTGGCTTTGGAGCGACGTAGTTAGGATCTTGCATAGGATCCTCGCCCCAGTAGATATTAGACATCAGTGTCCTCATTTATTCTTTGACTATCCCCTGGAATTAATCTATAGTTGTCTGCTATCGAGTCAGCAGTGCTTACTTCAGTTATACTCGAATCATTTTCTAATGCTTCTAGTTGGTGAGGTTGTAACGGCGGATTATGCCAAATTTCGCCCTCACCTAATTCTTTTTCAAAAATTTCAGCAGTGATGGTATCGATCCATCTTACCTTAAAACGTCCGGAGTTAACAAACCAAGTTTCGTCTTTTTCTTTGTGAAAATGCATAGAAAATTTAGCACCAGCTTTTTCAAATACCATAATTTTTCCACAGTATTTGTCATTGGTAGCCCAGATTAGTTCGTAGCCCCAGCCTTTTTTTACAAATCCTTCTAGTCTAGTTGGTTGTTCCATTTATGTAATCCTCTATAGTTGTCCAGTTTATATCTACAACTGAATTTAGTTTTGTTAAATCTGCACAGGTGTATGTTTGATATTGATTTTTAAGTTCATCAGGCATGGGTATATATTCTATGTCTGCAGAATATTTTTTAGCTATAGCACGTCCTACTGTGTCAAAACTCGTAGCAACGCCTGTACCTGCATTGAATATATCTGTTTTGTTAATTGAAAACATTTTTTCATGTAAACGGCAAATATCGTCTACAGATACAAAATCACGACGATATTGATCAGAATCATTGAACAGTCTTACGACACCGTTTTCTTTTGCTTGTTTAGTAAACTTAGTATACGGTGATGCTTGATCGCCTTTGTGTTCTTCACCAGCACCATATACATTGAAGTAGCGAAATCCTTGTATTGTAATTTCAAATTCATCTTTGAATTGATTTATGAATCTGTCAAACAGATATTTTGACCATGCATAAGGTGATTGCGGTAACAGTGCGCCGTCTTCGGTAAAATGTTCTGTAGGACCATACACACTTGCACTTGATGCATACTGTAGATTTGTGCCAAAGTTTTCACACACCTGTGCTAATCTAACTGAGAATTCAAAATTCTGTTCTAGAATTTGATCAACATCTGTGTAGGTAGTTGATGATATAGCACCTGTGTGGATGCACCAATCATAATCTTCTGTGCTGGGAATGATACCCGGTTGCCATTCCCAACCTTCTACCTCGTGTCCTTGATTAAGCAGATACAGTGCTATATTTGACCCGATAAATCCCTTGTGTCCGGTTACTAGTATTTTCATTTACTTGCCTCTATAATATTTGTAGTTGAATAACCTTCAGCAGTAGGAACAATATACACTTCGGCTAGATCGTTGCCTACTACTTCGTCAACCGAGTAATCTCCACCTTTTACTATAACATGCGGCTTTGTCTGTTTGATTAATTCATAAGGAGTATTTTCTTCGAAAATTATTACCTCAGAAATCCAAGGTAACATTTCTAACTGTGTTTTTCTTTTTTGTTGATCGTTAATTGGTCTTGCGTTGCCTTTTAGTCTTTTGACACTGGCATCAGAATTTAAGCCCACTATCAGTTTAGTACCTAATGTATATGCTTCTGACAATAACTTTAAATGTCCTTGATGTAATATATCAAATACGCCATTTGTGAAAACAACACGTTCTTCTATGTCTTCAACTTTGAGAACATAGGTACCTGTGTGTTTTACACTAGCAGCAGATCCTTTTACAGCAAGTTCTAAACAGGTTTGATAATCGTATCCTCTAGACAATCCGTATACAAATGCTGCTAAGAAACAGTCTCCTGCACCTGTTACATCTGATACTTCAACTGTGTCTACAGGTATATCATACACTGTGTTATCTATCATTGCAGTAACATTGTTTCCTGCATTAGTAGTGATGATATTGCCCTTCCAGACGGTAAATTCAAAATCTCGAAATTCTTTGTAATTGGGTTTTACTAGCCAAGCACCGTCATAGTGTATAGCATAATCCTTTGGATCTACAATAACACGACATCCGAAACGATTAATGTGTTTGATAATCTGATAAGATTCGTCCAGCACACCTTTGTTATAGTCACTTAGTATAACATAATCATACTTGGAAAAATCATCATTAACGACCTTGTTTAAAACGGCTGTGCTGTTAGCATATCGATCATCGTCGATACGTGTAACATAATGCCCGTCACAGATTACACGAGTTTTAATGCTATTTTCTTCACCGTGATCGTAAAGTTCAACATCAACACCGAGACTTTTAAGATTTTCATATACAAGTCCAGCACCACCTATGGATTCTGTAATCTTTTTTTGTGTAACAACAGGAACCGGTGCTTCAGGACTTAGTCTTGTAGACGTTCCGTGTATGTATTTGTCAACAATAACATCACCAATAATTAAAACTTTTGTCATAATTAATTATACTTTTATTTTTTCAATAAGTCAACCATGTTAAAAACAGTTTCTAGTTTTGCTTTGTTGATTTTGCTTGACAGTGTATTCCGTAATCCCTGGTGAAGAGGCTTGGGCCAATTTCCATAACTTGCCCAAGCATATCCGCTGTGTTCTTCGTTGAGTATGGGTATAAATTCGTCTTCAATCACACAGAGGTAAGTGTGAAATTCAAAATTTTCATCGTTAGAAATAAAAGTTTCCAAAGGTATGGTTTTTAATATCTCGGGGTGAGCAGTTATTTCTTCTTGTATTTCTCTTTTTAGACCTTCCCAAGGAGTTTCTGTTCCTTCGTTAGTGCCGCCTACAATACCCCATTGATTATTGCGTTTACCGTTGTTACGGTAAAGCATTAGAAATCTATTGGTATTTAAAGTATAAAAAAGAGCACCGCTGCATATAATCTTTGACATACACGTAGTTATGCGTCGAGAATCATACCCCATGTTCCAACTGGATATTCGCCGTCTATGGAATTGATCCACTCGCCGTTGTCAAATTTATATTGCACACCTGTGCGTAGATTAGTTACATATATAGTCTCTTCTGCAGAACTTGCATCAAAAACAATGTTCCATTTTGTGCCGTCCCATTCTACAATATCATTTTCACTAGCGATAAAATCTTCACCACTGTTGCTTTTCCAAGCGTCTGCACCATCTGTGTTTATTTCAGCACCGATATCATGTAACAGCAGTATTCTTAATCCTGGTGTTTTGATTGAAGTGGGATTGAAATTTATAGGATTGATAATATAATCTATTGTAGTTCTATCACCTGCAGGACCTGAAATAACCGTGTCATCAGGAAAACTGTCTGCATCCCAGTCGATTGCAAGTTCTCTTCGATCGTCCAGATTAACAGTAAATGTTCCTGAACTGAAGTTTCCGTCATCTCTGTTTGAAATATAAATTCTGCTTGCTCCTGGTATATAAGTACCAGGCAACGCATCTAACACTGCAAACCAATCTGTTATTCCTATATTACCTCGATTGTCTATGATTATTGCTTTTTCGCCTTCAATAAAAAGAGCATATTCATCATAATTTACAGCAAGAGATTGAATAGCTATATTGATTACTGCTTCACCCGGAACTGTAGGTTGTATTCGTGTACCGTTGCCATTGTCAATAGGAGCAACAACAGCTTCATTGTTTATATTATTGATTATTCCTTGTTCTAGATCGCCAGTTTGTTCGTTGAAAATACTTGTTATAATATCAGTAATTACACCTAGTCTTTTTACTTTTGCAGGAGCGTTGATATAGATAGGCATACTGAAACTCAGTGTAGCCACGTCTATTTCTGAATCGACACCTACAGGAACACTTCGATTGCTCCAGGTGATACCTTCTAGATTTACTACAGTAAGGCTAGTCCAATCCACAAAGTTGTCTGTGGTTTGAATTTCTAAACTGGGATTAAACCATACCAATATCTGTTCAGCTATCTGCAATTTTTGATCAGTATTGCTTGCCCAGATATCTACATTTGCTTTTAGCGTATAAGGTGTAGGCATTAATCTTTCTACGGTGTAGTTTTTTCCCTGTATATTATCGTACTCACCTGTTTCTTCGTTATATTTTCGTTCACGAATATTCAATTTACTTACAAAAGTGCTGTCACTGGTTCTTGAACGATCCTGTTCTAATCCTGTTATATAAACACTCATTCTTGGAGCACTAGGCAATTTGTTTTCTGAATTTTCTCGAATAATACTAGCAACTTGACGAGTCAAATCACCATACATAACAGGAACAGGTTTGATATTTCCGTTGCCGTCTTTTACAGGAAAATTGCTCATTAATCTCATCAGCTGAGTAGTGTAACGTCTTATTTGCCCATCATAAAAGAATTCCATTAGTTATCTGCCTTTGGTCTTAATGCTTTTGACACAGCTTGTCTTTCTGGTATTTCTTCGCCGCCGATTGTATTGACATTTGTGTTGTTTGTAAAACTGGTTCTCAGTGTGTTTCTTGTGTCAGAGTTAGATAGATCCATTCTTAGATCGTCTTCAAATTTAATCCATCTTTTTCCGTCGTATCTAAAAAGTCTATTTGGCACAAAGTCAGTTCTTAAGAAAAAATCGCCTTCATAAGACGCAGTAGGAAACTGTATGCCTGAACCAAAAGGAGAACCATTGGGCGGCACACCGTCGCTATAATTCATTAGATATCCTGTATATGCTTCTCTGCCGGGTGTGTCAAAAACTTGATCTGCTGTAACAGAAAACGCACTGGTGTCAATGTCTTCATCTACAGTTCTAAGAGCAACAGTACCGTCTTCGTTCTGTGCCACGGTGTAAAAATGTCTAGTTTCAAATCCGCTCTTAGGAGCATCTGCTTCTGCTTGTGAAACCACAGCGTCACTGATTTGCATTTCTGTCTCATATGTACTAAGTAGATCTCTCAGTGTAGTGTCTGATTCCTCGTCTGCAGGCAAGTCTAGTATGTCTGCATATTCCTGACCGTCGTAGATCTGCTTTAGTTTTAATCTGTATAGGTGCGGCCACCAAGTCTGCGAGAAACCTTCTGCTGCTCGATTTACGTCTTCAATTACATAAAATCTTTTCAGTGCAAATGAAAAATCATTGAGAGCATATTCGTCTTTGAGATGCGGCAGTTCTATAACATCACCTGATATGGGTTTACGGCCTATGGTTTTTACAATACTGCGAATATGCACAGTCATGAACAGTGTGTCATTTGATAGAAACAAACCAAACTGGCTGAGATCAAAATCAATATCTTGAACATTGTATACACATCTGTGGGTATACACGTCTTTGTCGTATTTTCTATCTCTGTTTTCTAAAAACAAAAGATCCTGAATATTTGTTTCGCTAACAGCATCATATGCAGGTTGATCAGCAGTGCCTTCGCCTTCGGCAGCACCTTCTACTCCGATATATTTGTGAATATTGATATCTGTTCCACCTACAGTAAACATTTCTTCAATCTGTCGATCAAGAAACTCGTAGTCATTACCACGTTCAGGTCTATATAAAGATATTCTAGGAATGATTCTTCTCCCAATAGCTATACATATTTAGCGCAGCGATAAATACTGTAGGAGAACAGATATGAACGAACTTCAGACACAAAAACAAGAAATATTCAATTATGTGCATACGCTGCTAGGCGGCGGCATGATAGATGTGGAATTAGACCCAATTCATTACGAGACTGCACTAACCAAAGCATTAGGTCGTTTTAGACAGCGTTCAGACAACTCAGTTGAAGAATCATATCTTTTTATAGAAACAATACCTGATCAAAATGAATACACTTTGCCACACGAAGTGATCGAAGTTAGAAAAATATTTCGTAGAAGTGTAGGAACAAGACCCAGCACATCAGCAGCAGGCGGCCCTATATTTTCACAATCATTTAAAGCTGCGCAAGGACAACAGACTTTCAACGTAAACTATAATCTAAACAGTATTCAAACTATACAAGTTGAAGTGAATAATACAGAAACTTCTGACTACGCTACTGATACTGGGCAGAGATCAATCACATTAACAACACCGTTAAATGAAGGAGATGTAGTTGGAGTGAGTCTGTTTAGCTCAGCAAAAAATGGCGGCGGCAGTCTATTTGATCCATTTAGTCTTGCATACACAAATGCTTATCTATTGAGTAGTTCTAATCTAGGTGGACTTGCTACCTATGACATGTTCTCACAGTATCAAGAGCTTGTAGGTAGAATGTTCGGATCATTTATTGAGTTTAAATGGAATACCACAACAAAAAAACTAACACTGTTACAGCGTCCTAGAGCAGAAGAATCAATCATGCTGTATGCATATAATTACCGTCCGGATTCAGAACTGATGCAAGACTATCTCGCAAAACAATGGATAAAAGATTACACACTTGCTAGTTGTAAGTATATGCTAGGTGAAGCACGTTCAAAGTTTGCTACTATTGCAGGACCACAGGGCGGCAGCACTCTCAATGGTGATACGCTCAAAGCCGAAGCACAGGCTGAAATAGAAAAATTAGAAACCGAAGTGATACAACAGGTAGCTGGCGGTGTGGGCTATGGCTTCACAATAGGCTAATTTACTATCAGATAATTATTGACAAATTTCTGATCCTATCGTAGTATAAACACATGAAGTTAAAACTATTGGTAATTGGTCACGGCCGTCATGGCAAAGATACTGTATGCGAAATACTGAGAGACCGGTATGGATACAGTTTTGAGTCCAGCAGTCAATTCTGCTCACGTCTTTTTATCTACAACGATCTAAAGGAAAAATACAGCTATGATAATGAAGAACAGTGCTACGCTGACCGTCATAATCACAGAGCAGAATGGTATGATGCTATCTGCAATTATAATGTTCCTGATGCAAGCCGTTTAGGAAGAGAAATATTCAAACAGCACGACATCTATTGCGGCTTAAGAAACAAAAAAGAATTTCACGCAATGAAAAACACAGGTGTGTTTGATTATGCAGTTTGGGTTGATAGATCGGACCATCTACCTGAAGAAGCAAAAACTTCAATGAGTCTTGAACAGTGGATGGCTGATTTTACTATTGACAACAACGGCAGTCTTGAAGAACTGAACTTCAACATTGATCAATTAATTAAACACATTGACGCTTACGGTGCAAGTTAAAAATCAGGTTTGAGATCACCCTGCCGCCAACGATATCCTTCTTTTTGAATTATGCGTTGACAGTTAGCACAGATAGTTTTTAGATTTGTAGGACGGCAGTTTTCTAAATTGCCGTCCACATGATATACATTGAACTGTTCACTGTGCTTAGATTTATATCCACATTTTTCACAATATGATTTCTTCTCGTAACCTGCTAGCTTCCACCTAGGAGTGCCATGTCCTAGACCGTTGCGAAGACAGGTTTCACAAAGCTTACGATAGTAAACTTTATTCTTTTTCTTATAATTTATTGCTGCTGGACGTTGTCCGCATACACACAAAGGCCTCATACAGTATTTATGCCCCTTTTCGGTGCCTTTTTCAACGGTATAACAGGTGTATTTTTTCCAAATAATAATAAATACTTGCAATAAACATATAACCCACGAGGAGAATAAATATGGCATTAGTATCACCAGGTGTAGAAGTCAATGTAATTGACGAGAGTTTTTACACTCCGGCATCGGCAGGCACAGTACCAATGATTTTCGTCGTTTCTGCAGAAAACAAAGCAAACGCTTCTGGCACAGGCGTTGCATCAGGAACACTTAAATCAAACGCAGGTAGACCGTTCTTGCTAACCAGTCAACGAGAACTAGGCGATCTATTTGGAGATCCAACATTCTACAGCGACAACAACAACAATATGATTCATGGATCAGAACTAAACGAGTACGGTTTACAAACTGCATATTCGCTGCTGGGAGTTACTAACAGAGTTTACGTAACAAGAGCAGATCTTGATGTGTCAAAATTAACTCCTTCGGCTACTGCACCAGGCGGTGAGCCTGCAGATGGTACTTATTGGTTTGATACACAGGTATCTGATTTTGGGTTGTTAGAATGGAATGCTCAGCCTGTAAGTGCAGACGGTGGCCAAAGCTTTACGATACTTGATCCTATTGTAATTACAGAAGATGCTGATTTAGACCTAAGTAATGCACCTCTAGAATCAATCGGCGGCGTAGGCGACTATGCTGTAGTTGCAGCAACAACAATGAATCGTGTTTGGTATAAGAACGATACAGGCACATGGGTCGAAGTCGGTTCTCCTGAATGGCAGTGGAGTTGGCCAACAGTGAGAGGTTCAGCTTCGAATCCTACTCTTGCTACTAGTGATAGCATTTTAATTAATGACGAAACTGTAGTTCTAGCAGGTACTACTGTTACAGATTTAGCAACTTCGATTAACGCAATAGAGATTGACGGTGTCTCGGCATCAGAAGTAGATGGTTCTCTTGAAATTTATGTAAACAGCAATGCTGCTTCGGACGGTACTAATCCAGACGGATTGCTAGCAATTCAAAATGTGTCAGGTGACATTCTAAGCTCAGTTGGCATAACAGCAACTGACGGAGATACTAGATATGCTGCTCCTAAATTGAATATCGATCCACATACTGTGGTTCCTAGATTCAAGAACAGTGACGATGTTACTGACGCATTTACGCCAGTAGAAGGCTTTAGTGCACGTCCAACAGGATCAATTTGGTTAAAGACAACTACTCCAAACGGTGGCGCCAACTTTAGTGTTAAGCAATGGAACGCAGAAACCAATCTTTGGGAAAGCCGCTTTGCACCACTATACAAAACCAATTCTGCTGCACTGTTTAATCTAGACAGAAGTGGCGGCGGAGCAAATTTAGATATTGGCGATCTTTATGTTAGAGCAAATGTAGACAATGTTGATCCGGCATTAGCTAATTATAAAATATTCCGTCGTGTATCCGCCGGCGCAACTACTATTAGCAGTAAAAAAATTGTTTCAGGTACATTAGAAGTAGGTTCAAGCAATAACGAATTTACAATGGCAGAAACTTTGATTAATCGTGCAGAATTTAGCGAAAGCAAACTAGTTAGTTTTACTTCAACTGGTGCCAGCAGTGACGCAGCAGCTCTAGCTGCTGCAATAAACGGTGCAGGATTTGTTAATATTCGTGCTTTGGTTACTGCACAAAACAGAGTAGAGATAAGTCACAGAATTGGCGGCGACATACAGATTGTAGATATTGACGGTACTTTAACCGAAATGGGATTCGAACCATCAACGACTGACAATCTTTATCTAACTCCGGGCACTCTTAGTAGCACAATACCTGCTGCATATACAGCAACAAACTGGAAAGTTCTAAGCTACACAGCGTCAAATGATGAGCCGCTAGATCTTACAGCAGATGGAGAACTATGGTACAGTTCAGTTATAGACGAAGTTGATATCCTGTATCACAACGGAGACGACTGGGTAGGTTATAGAGATACTACTGCTTATCCAGGTACTGATTCAGCAGGTCCAAGCATCGGAGCATCTGCTCCAACAACACAGCTAAATGGCGATGCATTGGTTGATAATGATATTTGGATCGACACAAGTGAATTAGAAAACTTTCCAACAATTTATCGTTGGAATGCTACATTGGAAGAGTGGATTCAAATAGATAGTACTGATCAAACCAGTGAAGAAGGTATAGTATTTGCTGATGCTCGATGGAGTGATGCAGGTTCTAACTCGGAAGCTGCAAGCATTGAAGATCTATTACTAAGCAATTATAAAGATCCAGATGCACCAGATCCTAACTTGTATCCAAGAGGTATGTTGCTTTGGAATCTACGTAGAAGTGGATTCAATGTAAAGCGTTTTGAACGCAACTATATTAACACTGCCCAGGACAACATCAGATTTCCAGTAGAAACAACACAAGGAATTGATTTTTATAGCCTTGAAGGTGCAGACCAAGCAATGCAAGATTACTTTCCACACCGTTGGGTAACTGAGTCAGGCAATCAAGAAGACGGATCGGGCACATTTGGTCGTCTGGCACAGCGTAAAGTAGTTATTCAGAGACTACAGGCAATGGTTAATTCAAACCAGGAAATTAGAGACGAAGAGTCAAGATTCTTTAATCTAATGGCAACACCTGGTTATCCAGAGCTAATCGGCGAAATGGTAACACTTAATTATGATCGTAGACTAAGTTCATTTGTTGTAGGTGACACTCCTGCAAGACTTACACCTGATGCTACATCACTAAATGAGTGGGCAACTAATGTTAGACTAGCTGTGGAAGACAACGATCAGGGCGCAGTAAGCTTTGACGAGTACTTGGGCATGTATTACCCATGGGGCTTTACAAGTGACAATGCAGGTAATAACGTAGTTGTTCCTCCGAGTCATATGGCACTGAGAACACTTATACTGAATGACCAAGTTGCATTTCCATGGTTTGCACCTGCAGGCACACGCCGAGGCGGAGTAACAAACGCTACAAGTTCTGGTTATATTAACAGTGAGGGTGAGTTTGTACCAGTAGCACTAAACACTGGACAGCGTGATGTTCTTTATTCAAACTCAATAAACCCAATTACATTCCTTTCCGGAAGCGGACTTGTTGTGTTTGGACAAAAGACTCGTGCTAGAAATGCAAGTGCACTTGACAGAGTTAATGTTGCGAGACTGATTGTTTATATGAGAGTGCAGCTGGAAAGACTGGTAAAACCATATCTGTTTGAGCCTAATGACAAGATAACAAGAGATCAAGTTAAAGCAGCAGCAGATGCGTTCTTGTTAGAACTAGTAAGTCTAAGAGCGTTGTATGACTTCTTATCAGTGTGTGATGAGTCAAACAATACACCTGCAAGAATTGATAGAAATGAGCTTTATTTAGACATTGCTATAGAGCCAGTAAAAGCGATTGAATTTATATACATTCCGCTTAGAATTAAAAACACTGGTGAAATTGCAACATTAGGTTAAGCATAGTGAGGGGCTTTAAACAGCCCCTCAAACAAAGATAAATACATACGTATTAGGAGAATAGAATGCCAATCACAACACTACAAAACCTTTCAGTTCCGACAGGTGAGGCAGGTACAAATTCAACATTGCTAATGCCTAAGCTGCAATATCGCTTTAGGGTATTATTTGACGGATTTGGTACAACCGGAGGAGCAGATGGTGTTAGAGAAATTACTCGTCAAGTTATTGACGTAACACGTCCCAATCTTACATTTGAACAGATTACAATTGATGCTTATAACTCAA